ACTTTACTTCCTAATGCAGCCATTTAAACCCTCCTAAAAGCTTATTCCCTGTGTGCAAAAAATGCACACAGCAATTTATTGATAACCTGATTTCCACTCATTATATTTCTCCTTATTTAAAACAATGTTAAGCGTCAATAGCTGACATCATAGCATCTATTTGCTGTTGAAAGTCGGACTTTTTCTCAGGAGCTTTCCTACTTCCTGAGCTTTCAGCAAATGCAGGTTTCTTGCCCTTCCCAGCCTCTTCACCTTTTTGCTTACTTCCAACCTGTTTAATCTTATCCTTATCAACCCCTAAAACTTTATAAACCTTCTCAGCAGTTTTATTAAGCAATTCTTGCATGGTTAAAGTATTATCTTCCTTCGCAAGAGTATTAGCTGACACTGAAACCAGGTCAGGAAATTCAGCTAATATTGGATGATCAGAGTAAAATTTCTCCCTAATTTTACTCAAAGTCTCTTTATTCTGAATAGTTGAATTAACAACATTAGGTGTCTCTCTCATCACCTTTTCAACTGCCGACTGTTCAGATTTCAGCATGACTAATTTCAAAACAGTGCCTAACTTCTTAGCACTATTCTCATCCAAATTAAGTTCTTCAACTAAATCTTTAAAAGCATCTTCTTCAAGTAAATCCTTAACAACCTCAACCTCAGCCTCTTTAACCTCAGCCTTTTTATCACTCAAGTTGTTAACTAATGCTCTTAATTGTTTAAGTTCTTCGAGAAGTTCAGAGTTGGTTTTACCTTCTTTAACTTCCTCCTTTCCTTCCTCAACAACTTCAACTTTCTCTTCAACAGCATCAGCTTGAACCTCTTCCTTAAGTTCAACATCATCTGATTTAACATCATCTTCAACATTTTCATCTTTCTTCTCCTCAAGGTTTTCACCAGGATTCTCCCCTCCGAAGAATGAAAAGTCATGATCATTACTGTTTACTGTAGGATTGTTAAACATATCGTTTAATTGTCCTTGTAAACTGTTGTCTTCTTTAACTACTGGTTCAGGCATTAGAATCTCCTTTCAAATTATCATTAATTTTATTTTCCCTTAACGTAAGAAAAATATTTCTACAATGTTTTAAGTTAGTTATAAACCCTCTAAAAACATCGTACTCACGACCTGTAAATTTAATATCTTCATCCACAAGACAATTTTTATAAAAATCAATTCTTATATCAATTTCATTTAAAAAGTCCTGATGAATTGAAGAGTTTATAAAATCATTAAACATCCCTTCTGTAGAGATGATTTCAATCTCAGCATTAAATTCTTTCATAAATTATCCTAAGCTATTAATAGGTACAATGTTTCCAGCCTGAACCTGTCTATCAATCTGTTCATTAGGCATGAGATTAGGCTGAATGTTCCCACCCCTTTTAACAAAATCATTGACATTCTTAGCCCCTGAATTTCTTGCTATGTATTTAAAAATCTTAACAATATCAAAAGTTTGTGCAAGATTAGGTTCTTTAACTATAGTGTCAAACATCCTCATCCAAATATCATTATAGTTCCCACCCTTAACACTACCATCACTAATGATTAAATCATAGTTAATGTCAATGTCTCTTGGTGAAACCTTCATCCTACCTCTACTAATTGAATCAGAAAATTCTTCAAGAAGAACTTGCTCCCAATCACCAGCAACTTTGACATAAGCATCATCAACCATTATCTGTCTTGTATGCTCAGCAAAGAATTCACCTATATCTGACATACCTTGAAGGCTGATAATCCTTGCAATCCTTTCAAGGCGGGAAACAGCACCAGCACTTGTACCTTGAAATTCAGCCTTAGTCAACCTTTCAGGCCCACCCTCTCTCAAGCTTCCCATAGCAGCATCATCAGTTGCACCAATCTTCTGCATCCAGTTAACTATCCAACTTGAATCATTAATGTTCTGCCTTGTTATGTCATTGACATTCAACTGTTGAATATATTGATTAATTCCACCTTTCCCCCACAAAGGACGTCTGATTCTAATCAATTTACCTGGCTTTGGATCTTCAAGATCATTAGAGTTAATTGCATAAGGGTCATAAATAATCATATCATTTATTGCTTTTCTAACATTAGCAATATGGGAGTTGAATAGCCAGTCAAGAACTCCTTGAAGTCCACCAAGAATTTCCAACCTACTTAAAGGCAAAGATGAATAACCATCTGAATCTGGACAGCAGACGGCGACTGGAAACTTACCGTGATTAAAGTCGGCCGGCCTACATTTGATTAAAATAGAATCTGCAGCCACCTGAAATAAATATTTCTCAGGATATTCAGAAGGCCCTAATCCCCACTCTTTAGGTATAATCTTAATATACATAGGAATTTCATCAACTGGGTGAAGGATACTGGAGTTATAGCTCTTTGTACTCCCCGATCTTAAATTTCTATTAGAGTTATTTTCTGAGTAGACTGTTGACCTTCTAACCCCAATATCCTTTAAATACCTCACGTTGAAATAATCTAAATCACTCTGCTCTTTAGTCAATAAAGATATGTAATTAGTCTGATTAACCCAACCTACAAATTCACCTTCTTGAACACTATCAGCAGGGACATTTGGGTCGGGTAGGTATGTGTAAGGGTCAATGTTCCTCAATGCATTACCTGAAAAATCACCACCTGAATATTTCCAATAAGGTGCTACAATTCCTGAACCATAAACAAAAGCATCTCTCCACATAGTGTGGAGGTTCAGCATGACTTTAAACTTATTACAATGAAGGTTGATCACCTTCTCAAGTTTAATTGCTCCTAAAACATCTTCAGGTGAATGCCCTTCGTATTTGAAAATAGGATCGGTGAAGAAAGCTGTCATCATATAACTGAGGAGAGTTTCAAGTATTGCATATGAGTAAGGAAATACAATGCTAACAGGTTTTCTAGGATCATTAATCTGAATCCTTTCCTCATCACTGTCAATTAGTTTATATGCAGTTAGATATTGATCTTGCTGATTCCAGGAACTGAACCTTGTCTGCATATGTTTAGCTGACTCTCTCGCCCTCTCCATAACTTTAGAAACTATAGAGTCGTGAAGTTTAGATCCTGGCCTTAAATTCAATCCATTAGGATATTCATAGCCATAATCTTTATCAGCTAAACTTGACACATTTACACTATTCTCACCAGTTACTATGTTCATTACACAACTCTCCATTCATCTGAAAGTATAAGATCATTTTCCAACTCATCAAATTCATCTAATTCACTATAATCATCTTCTTTGTTAGAAGGATCGAAGTAAATAAATTCTTGCTCCATAACTAAATTTATATAAGCAAGTGCATCCATAATATCCCACCTCTTTGATTTAGGAAACCAGAGGAGTTGAAGTTCCAGTGATTGACAATTACTCTTATTATGATACATATAGCCGAGTCGATAGTTTGGTGCAAGTGTTGCAATTCTATCTTCCTTATGTCCTTTTGCATTCAACTCAATATAACGACAGTAAATTCCCCTAACCCTCATTTGATTTTCAATAGGTTGAGAGATAAAAGAGTGAAGACCAGTAACTTCAACACAAAGGAAAGTTGCCTTAAACCTCAACACCATACTAAACATATAATCGTAAAGTTGATCAGGCGTGAATTTTCCAGCAATTACATCTCTCACAAAAATCTTCCCTGATTTCCTATCAATAGCTACACAAACCACAGCTGAATCAGCTGAGTGAAGTTTATGAGTTCGGGCTGGATCAACTAAAATTACATGAGTAATGTTTGAAACTTTAAAATATGAAACATCACCACCCTCAACAACCTTCAACCTATCATGCTCATCTTCAAAATACTTAAAATATTCCTCTTTAAAAACTGCATCTTTTAAAGATATAGGAATATTCATAAACTCCATGAAAAATAGATCAGTTTCACCTATAGCCTTATGCTCTTCATAACTCTGCTTAATTTCCTCAGTAGTCATATAATTAGCATCGTGAGTGTTGAAGTTCCCATCACAAATGCTTAAAACAACTGAGTGCCAATCTTCAGCGTCGATGAATTCTTGAAGCAATGCTTCTTGATGTTTAATAGTGTCGATGTAAAGAAATGTAGCTGGCTTGCCATAACGACTTTCAGTTTTCATAAGGTCGGATAAAAACCACTTTTTAAGCTTAGCTCTTTGATCTTCACTTCTTACACTTTCCAAAGTTTCCAAATCATCAATGACTACCAACCCAGGACGGTGACCCATCCAGTTCAAACCACGTACCTGTTGCCCAGCACCTCTGGGGAGAATAAAGACATCACCGTAAGCCGTCCAGGCCTGCTTTGAAAATGTATCATCAACTCCATCTTTACCAATCTTAATATTTCCAAAGAGCTTTTTAACTATCTCATTGGTCTGAAGCATACGTTTAATACCCTCAGTCTGCATCTCAGCTGATGATTCTGAGTTGGAGAGGTAGATAATGAAACTGACTTCACGAAATAAGATAGCTTTACACACTCTAATTTTAGCAATAGTAGTTTTCCCCAACCCACGAGGAGCAGCTATTGCTTTTTTCTTACTATCTGCATCAATCACATCAAATATTTTGTCGTGTAAGGTTGAAAATGCCGCCGGAACATCATCAGGGAAAAATGTCTTAGCGAATAGTTTAGTGGATAACATACACTTTGAAACTATTTCCCTAATTTCTGGACTATTTTTGTCGTAAGATTCTATCTCTTCAGTCATTTTCATAATCGCTGTATGCAGAAAATGCACACAGCAACCCTCAATTTAGTTATTATTTAGCTCTTTCAGCATCATACTTTATGTGGTATGCTAAGTTACTGCCTTTAACGCACCAAAACTTTAACCACATAGCACCTGTAGTTTTTATAGCCAGTTCTTTTTCAACAGCGTAGCCGTGTGTTTGATTGGTTGTTTCGTCTTTATATGACGGTACTGAACAATGTAGTTGGTTATCAACAAACACAACTCCACCATTAGAACAACGCTCTCTTGCTATAGGTACAACCCAAGCATCGTGCGTATGTCCAGACAACACTATGTTTGCATCAGGATAAACAACAGCTCTTCTGTTTGTTTTTATAACACCTTTTGTAACAGGAGAACTTCCGCCACTACCGTGAGTATATCGTACATTAACTCCTCTGCGCCCACTCTCACTACTTTGATGCTCAAACAGCAGACGTATCCAACCTGAATAAGCACCAAGCACAGTAGGTGCGTTATGTGTGTTCAAGTGTTTCACAACTCGCTTTAATAGATGCGTTTCAGAGTGTTTTAAAACAGAAGTCTCATGATTACCTAAGCCTAACACAGCTAAGTTATCCTTATACGGAAGTAAGAACTCCGTAGCATGATCAACAAGCGCGTCAAAGTATTCTTCTTTATCACGAATCCCTTCAAGCTGTACTCTACTTCTTCTCTTATCATGCTTTCCACTCATTGCATCAAATATATCACCAAGGTCTATTACAGGCCAACCACCAAGTTTCGCCTGTTCTAAATGTTTCTTTTGTAAAGTTAAATTGGAATGTACACTGTCTAAATGTCTGTCAGATGTGACAAGTATTTTAAATTCCCAGTCAGCACCTTGTTTATATTTAATTCGTATGTTAGTAACAACATCAGATACAGGTTCGACAGTCCAATCCATTATGCCCCCCCCCCTAAATTACTGCTCTTATTTGGTTTATTTTAACACGCATACTAAACAGTACCTTTTTGTGTCAACTTTGCTCCGATCATTTCAAGTATTGCCTTCCACAAAGATGGATGTACTTTAGACGGCGAAAGTTGCGTCCAATTTTTGTATGTAGCAAAGTGCTTAAACATAATTTCTGAGCAAAAAGTTTTCTTTGGGTCTTCTTTGCCAATTCCAATAAAGCGAATAATACCAGCCCAGTCGTATTCCTCCAGACGATCTGCCGCCGCCCGGTACTGGCCCATGACCCATTCATAACATGCATCTGAAACTTCCAAGGACCAAATTTCATAGGGTGTTCCTTTGGTATGACTTTCCCACGGAGACCAGTCCATCCAGGCTTTTATCCCACCGGCGTGGGGCCATTGCTCGATGAGCTGCCGGGTTGGGTCAGGGGCCTCCCGGTCTAATACCGCCGAATGAGAATCCGGTCCACCGGTCCACGCCTGAATGATTTTTGAGGTTGCGGAGATACCTTGGAATTGGACATATTCAAGAACTCTTGTCTGGATCACTTTTTCTCCTTCATTGCTGCTGTGATTACGCCAAGAACAAACGTAGCAATAACAAACGCTGCCTGTACTTTTTCATCTGGGATAGTTAATCCAAGTAATGCGCTAATAGCAGTTGCCCCGCCGGTCCAGGTTGACTTTTCTTTGAGTCTGTCGATTAGATAGTTCATTTTATTCTCCTTTTTATAGTCTTTCACCTTCTGCATAAATTAATATCATTCTGTTTACGGGGTGGTTTTCATTATATACTGAAACGGTGCAAAGAACCTTGATTGACTTTTCAACATATTGAATCTCATGTGGCTCCGTCTCCGGGAATTGGATTATCTCTGCACTCAATGTCATCTTCTCCTTTCTTATATTCATATTCATCAACAAAGCCACATTTACAATCAGGACACTTTCTTAACACAAACTCCATCAAGCCTTGAGGAAATGTTGAACCTTTACATTTTGGACAGGTTTTAAACATTAATACACCCAAACCAATTTTGATTCCTTTTCAGGATCATCATCTACATGAATAAAGTTTTTGGCTATTCCTATTCTATTAAACCCAGCTTTAATTAAAGCATCAATCATTATATAACGACTTTTTGAACTTTCACAGTGAATATCAAATGCACCTGTTAGATGACTTGAATTATCTCCAATAAGACTTACCTTTGCATTATGAGCTGAACATCTTATAGCTGAATTAAGGATAAATGGAATACCTGCAATTCTCCTGGCAAGATAAATCTTATCTAATGTAGTTGATCTGAAATCTTTCTTCCCAAGACCACAACCACACTTACAAGAAAATTCATGATCATTAAACATTATTTCTTCCTTAACTGCTCTTCAATGACAGCAACTTTTGTTTCAAGGTTCTTCAATGAATCATAGATAACTATTTGAAACCCTATCCATACCATAATTACAGGAATTAAAGCAAACAGCCATTTCATCGAAATCTTGTTTTCAATGGCTGTCCAGAGTTTTTCCTTATCCTGCTCACAAGTTTCCCGATCATCGAAATGTCTGTCGCAATAGTTCATTTATTCTTCCTTTT